CAACGTGGTACAGCATAAGGAAATTCCTGATAACCGCCTTCTTCTAATAAATGTTTTGTTTCTACTTCATAGTAATAAGATGCAAAAGGCATATTCTTTTTAGTCTTACCTTTTTTATCTCTTGGTTCTACTACATGCAGAAATTCGTGCATTTCATCAGGCTTATCTTTCATTTTATCTCTTAACTTTTCGGATAGTTTATTTCTACCCCATTTAAGTTCTGCCTGTCTTGCTGTCCATTCAAATTTTCTAAATACAGTATCTACCATGCCATCCTGATTTTCAGCCGGATAAATATTTGATATAAAATATGACTTAAACATAAGTCCATTAAATTGATCTTGTCTACCCTGATTTTCTTCACAGAGCAAAGTAGCAATACCAACCGATCCCATGTCTAAATAATTTTCATGTGACTCTGAACGGAAATTAGAGTTATTGATCGCAGCAAACATTTTTTCAGCTGCCATACCACTCCATTCTTTAACTTCCTGATCTTCTCTTAATTGCTCATCTTCCACCTGAATACCAAACCATAATGCAGATGATGGAGTTAATGTACCCTGAAGTGATGCACCTAGTAATTCGTTAGCATGTATGGCTGTTGAATCATATAACTTAACAACTCTTGATTCACCTCTTGCTCTCTTAGTTGTTATTTCAGCTTTTCTAGGAAGGATGTAATCAGCGATACGCTGCCATCTTTCTTCCCAATTACCACGATTCTTTAGATTAGATAATCTTTTAAAATGGCTCATACTTATCCTAATAAAGTTTTAGTGTTTACATTTTCACTACTACCTAAGCCTGTAGACGAGGTAGCAATCGTTGACAAGTAACCCATGTTTTTTCTTCGTGCATCAGCAAGTGTTTTGTTGGTGTCTGTTGTTGCATCTGAAGTAATCTTTTTTTGTGATACTAATGGAGGCGTTTCAACTTTTGGTTTGCTACCAAATAAGCCTTTTAGTAATTCTTTTGCCATAACTATTCTCCGTAAGGGTCAAAATCATAATCTGCGGTTTCACTTCGCAATCTAACTTCTTCTGTTCTTGCAAAGCGTAAACTCTGCATGGCATATCTTGTAGCAGACATTAAATCATCTCGTTCAGCAACAATCTTGCCGTCTTTTCTGTGGTACATTTGAAATTCCTCAAACCATAAAGGACAATTACTAAAGACTTTAAATCTTCCAGTTTGCATCCTTGTCATAATTTCAAATATACCCGGCTCTATTGAGTTACCACCTTGTCCTTCTTTCTGACCGGGAGCAGGAGGATTAGAAAACTTCTCGTAGTGCATGGCGATACCTTGCCTTCTGTATTGGTCAGCAAGGGTAATGCCTGAAGTTTGCCCATCCTGTCTCATGCCATCGTGAGGCCACATGACAGGAATCCACTCTCCTCTGGTTTTAATTGCAGCACCATGAATAATTGGACTTTCCTTTCTTTCTCTGTATACGTCATAGACGTATGCAATATCTGAGTCAGGGTCTAGTGCAATCCATACTGCTGCTGTGGGGTGATCCCATCCAAAATCCAATCCACATATTTGTTTGTAATAGGAAGGAATTTTAAACGGCTCAATTCTTATATCATCAGGGGGAATAGGATAGACTAATCCTGAACCTAATACTGGAATCCCTTTTGATCTTAATTCTCTTTCGTGTGCCGGTAACGCACCTAATATTTGCTCTTTAGTCGCTGAATCTAAATGAGGAGCATCATCCCAACTAGCTTGTACTAAGGCTTGTCCTTTTTTTATATCATGCAAGAAGTTTGATACTACATTAGTCACACCCGACTCAGGGGTAAATGTCATATAGACTAATCCACCTGTATCTGCGGTACGAGTTACCGCTTGTGAATAAATACTTTGGTCGGGTTCTTCATCTAACCATATTACATGTAACTTCTCAGCCATCCATTTCTGATAACCCATTTCATAAGCCTTAAAACCTACTCTTGATGTTCCACCTGAAACATGTCTGATAATGACCGAGTTAAATGCGTTTGGCACTCCGGGTTTTCTTGTGCTGTCCACTATGCAACTTTTGGGAATAGCTCCTGTGCCGAAAGACGATGGATCGTCTGGTTGGCCGAATAATTCTTTCTGGCATACATCCCTCGTTGTTTCATTCGACTCACCACCACACCAAGCTCTAATTGGTTCAGCAAACTTCTTTCCCTTCCACCATTCAGGGTATAGTCCTGTTAAGTGATATGATAGTTCTACTGCACCAGAATAGGTCTTGCCTACTCTGTTTGCTGCCATGAGTAATCTCTGGTTATTCTTTTTACCGAGATTATGAAATCTTTTCTGATAGGGGTAAGGCTGATAGAAACTTAATTTATTATTATTCTTGTGTTCCTCTAATTGAGTGTGTAGTTCAACTAGCCTTTTCTTTTCTTCGATAGATAACATTTATTTGTATAGTAAGGGAATATGTTTTTGTCAACCTGACTTTTTAGATTTTATATCCACTACCTTATCATCTGTTACTTTAATCTTAGCTTTTGCCATTAAAGCATTATATTCAGTTTCTATCTCTGAATTGTTCATATCATTTGTTGTATAGGTAATATCAGATAATTGAGGCATTAATCTGCCGATCTGATTCTTTAAAGCATTAACCTGAGTTGGTGTTGCCTCTATTTCGCCCAAAGCAATCTTAGCCTCTCTGTTTAGAAGTTTAGTCAGCCTAGTTGCAACTAAGCCTCTGGCATTATGAATTTGCCGGTTCGTTAGTTTTGGATCTGCATCCTTTTTAGTGGGCATATATATTCCTTTTATCTTTTGTTTCTTTATACGAAAAAACAACTGTAAATTTACCATTCAATCCAAGTACATTAAAATTAACATACTCAATTGCTTCGTCTAATGTCATGTTGTCATCTACCATAAAATGATTAACTATTTTTTCATAATCGTAAACTATGTAGCCATTTTGATCAGTACCAACAATACAGTCATCTAAACCTGTTAACATTATTGATCCTTTTGTTTTTACCTTTACGGCTGTATTTAGTTTTATCAGATACTATTCTCTGTCTGAACAAAGGGGTTCTAACTATTTTAAGTAATTTGTTTTTCATGGGTGTTAGGATTTTTCAACCCTCCGGTGTGGGAATACAACTATATATATATCACTATGAAAATTTTTTGGGGGGGGTAGGGCCTCTCCAGGCCTTTAAGTTGTTGATTTTGCAACAATTAGATGATTTATTCATCTCTACTTTCTAATAATTTCAATTACTTAGCCGACCCCGGCCCGAAAAATATAAAATTGTAGAAACTTTTCTGGCTCAGGGTGAGTATACAAAAGACATCATCTAGACAGTGTCAGCTGACATCCTGATTACATTAGGATTAACCGGGGTTAATACGGTTTATTTTTTCTCTTAGTCTTAGTCTTTTTATTTTGTTTTTTATTCATTTAGTTATTTACTTTATAGTGTAATACGTTATTATCGGTACTTAATCTATGGAGGATTAATACTATGTATAAATTATATAGAAACCTAAACGCTAAGGGCTCAGATAAATGGAGTCTTAAACTAGACACTCAGCCGGTTAGCCATGCTACTTGTATATATGCTGAGAATGTAAAAATTAAACAGCCTTCCGGGCAAGGTTTTATTAAATGCTTAAACGGAGGCCATCGAGCTGTATTTGCGTGGTTTAAATCTGATAACGCTATTACTGATAATATCCCGGTTTTACCTGATAACGCAGTTAGGATTAATTTCAATCCTAAGAATGGCGATCAATGGTTTCATGTTGCCGGGGTTAGGGTAGATTTTCTTAAACAATGCTATCTATTAAACGATGGTACAGCATGGGGAATTCTATAATGAAACATTTATTATTAATTTTAGTAGCAATTATACCTGTTGCTCTTTACTTGTTAGGTAATAGGTATACTAATTTTAGTAACTATGACGTATTTTTCACTGTATTTTTTCTACAAATAGCGACTATTCCATTGATTGCATATATTGAGGAGAATATAGAATGATTATAGACGGTCTTATATTCGGAATTGTTGACAATGGGGTCATGTTAGCCGGTGCATTAACCGGCTTAGAGTTAGATCGCTATCTTAACCGGGGGGGCTGTTACGGTGTCCTACTCGGGGCCGGTCTAGGTAATACAATTTCAGATACAGCCGGGGCTATACTTGACCCATCAATGCATAGTGCCATTTTAGGAATTACCCTAGGCTGCCT